CGATTTTTCTGAGCTGCCTGCTGGCGTGCGCGAACGCTATCATAATGACACGGTAGAGTTTCTTGATGCTATTGCGACTGAGGAAGGACGTCGCGAATTTGATTCTCTTATGGGCGCGCACGATCTGGGTGCGCGCTCGGCCGAAGGCCGTAGTAGTCAGGATAAAGAGGGTGTCACCGCGAAGGCGGCCGAAGGCTCGCAACAGGGCCTACTTGATGTAACTGTTGCGAGTGACACCAAACAGAGTGAGGTGTAAGTCTTATGTCTAAGTCTGTTAAGAATTATGCGTTTTCTCAGGTTCCTTCCGCTAACATTCCTCGTTCGGTTTTTAACCGTTCTCGTGGTTACAAGACTACTTTTAACGAGGGCGTTTTGATTCCCTTCTATGTTGATGAGGTGTTGCCCGGAGATTCTTTTAAGGCGCGCGCTACCATTTTTGCCCGTCTAAATACACCTGTTGTACCAGTAATGGATAATATCTATCTCGACACATTTTACTTTGCTGTGCCACTGCGCTTGCTTTGGGATCATTGGCAGCGCTTTAATGGAGAGCAGATTACTCCTGGTGCTTCTACAGATTTTCTCGTCCCTCAGGTTAACCTTTCCAGTTTCGGTGAGCTGAGTCTTGCTGATTATTTTGGTTTGCCGTACGGTAAAAACGTGTCTGTAAGTTCTTTGTTTTTTAGAGCATACAATTTGATTTGGAATGAGTGGTTCCGCGATGAAAATCTTCAGGACCCTGTAACCGTGCCTCTCGGTGACGGCCCCGATCAGGCGTCCATGTTTAATCTTCTTCCTCGTGGCAAGCGTCATGACTACTTTACTTCTTGCCTTCCGTGGCCTCAGAAAGGCGTTGGCGTTGATATGCCTATTGGAGGCGCTGCATCTTTCGCTGGCTCTGCTACTGTGCCACTTTCGGTAACGCCTGGGGATCCTAGTCAGCGGTTTTCTCCTGTTTTTTTTAATGATGATCACTTGTCTGAAAACGATGGTGATGCTGGAGTACCATTTGTCCACGTTTCTCGCCAGTCGAGTAATGCAGATCCTGTTTACGCACCGCAAGGTGTACTTAGAGATGCTGGTGGTCTTTTTGTAGCTACTGATATGTTGGCAGATAAACTTCAGGTTAATCTTAACAATAATAATCTGAATGGACTTACCGTTGATCTTGCCGGCGCTTCAGCAGCTTCTATTAACTCTTTGCGTACTGCGTTCCAGATCCAGAAACTCCTGGAGAGAGACGCTCGCGGCGGTACTAGGTACACTGAGATTCTTCGTAGTCATTTTGGCGTAGTGTCTCCTGATGCTCGGTTACAGCGTCCGGAGTATCTTGGTGGTTCGTCCAGTTTGATGAAAATTGTGCCGGTTCCACAGTCGTCAAGTACTGATGCCACGTCTCCTCAGGGTAACCTTGCTGCATTTGGTCTTGTCGGCGATAGTAAAGGCGGTTTCACAAAATCTTTTGTAGAGCACTGCATCTTGATTGGTCTTGCTTGCATTCGTTCCGATCTTACGTACCAGCAAGGTGTTGAGCGCATGTTTAGCCGCCGCTCTAGATTTGAGTTTTACTGGCCGGCCCTGTCTCATCTCGGCGAACAAGCTGTACTCAATAAGGAAATTTATGCTGATGGTACCGAAGCTGACAATGCTGTGTTTGGCTATCAGGAACGGTGGTCAGAATATAAGTATGGGCGCAGTATGGTAACAGGACAGTTCCGCTCTACTTCATCTACTCCTCTTGATATTTGGCACCTCGCCCAGTATTTCAAGAATCGACCGGTTCTGAATGCTGAGTTTATTAAGGATCTGCCGCCTATTTCCCGTGTTGTGGCTGTCCCCTCGATGCCTCATGTCTTGTTTGATAGTTATCTTGACCTTAAGTGCGCTCGGCCTATGCCCGTTTACTCCGTGCCTGGCCTTATCGACCACTTTTAAGTGTGAGAGGCCCTTTTGGGCCTCTTTTTTGTTAGGAGGATTTAAATGTCTCTTTTTGGTACTATTCTCGGCGCTGGACTCTCGTTTCTTGGCGCGAAAAATCAGAATGACCGCGCGGAGGCAGCAGCAGAAAAGCAGATGGCTTTTCAGCGCGAAGTGATGCAAAATCGATATCAATGGCAAGTTAATGACTTAAAGCAAGCTGGTCTTAACCCCGTGCTTGCTACTGGTTTGTCCGCCGGTATGGCGTCTGGATCATCTTATACTCCTACCAACGAGTTGAACGGTGTTGCGGATGCCGTGTCTAGCGCTTTTGATCGTCGTCTCGCTTTGAGAGAGCAGCGTAATCGCGATAAGATTGCTGATGCTCAGGCAGCGGTATACCGCGCCCAGGCTGCTGACTATGAGTCTAAAACTTCCGCAGATTATTGGCGACGTACTGGATTATCTATTGATAGTCAGATAGACGCGCGTGTGGCCAGTGCGGCGGAAAGTCGCTCTCGGACAGATATACTTAAGGCCGAATTGCAAGAAAAACCTTATAAACTTGCAATACTTAATCAAAACTTGACACAGGAGATGAAACGTGTTAGGCTTCTAGAAGCGCAGATAGGTTATACACAGTCCCAGGATGCGCGATCTCGCATGGAGACTCGATTAGCTAGGAGTAGAGATAACGTGGAAGGTTTTCGGGCTATGATCTTAGAGTCTGAGGCCGAGATTGCGGCGATTGAGGCGGAAGCGCAGCGTGCTGGACTGCCTGTTAAGAAGCTTGAGGCCGCTGGTAAAACTGCGCCGGTTAATGCCTGGCTGCGCCGGTATGGTGCGTACGATCTTCTCGATTTAGGAAAGTTTTTAGGAAAGTGAGGTGATTGTAATTGGCTCGTCGTCGGAGACTTTCTCGCCGTCAGTCTCGCAAGATCTTTCGGCGCGGCGCTGTGCGCGTTGCTCGTCGTAACATGCGTGCAGTACCCATGCGCGGCGGTTTTAGGATTTAGTGATGATGCGTTATGACTTGTTATCACCCGATTCGTGCTTGGCGGTCGCTTAGTGGCCGCCAGGCTAACGGGAAGTGGAGATTAGTTTTTAACAAGGATTATGGTTATGATGATTTGAGTGTTGAGGTGCCCTGTGGCCAGTGCATTGGCTGTCGTCTTGAAAAGAGTCGTCAGTGGGCTATGCGTTGCGTGCTGGAAGCGCAGATGCATAAGGATAATTGTTTTGTTACTTTGACATATCGAGATGCTGATTTACCTGCTGATGGCAGTGTTTCTGTTCGTGCCGCCCAACTTTTTATGAAGCGCCTCAGAAAGGAGTTTACCGGTCAAAAGATTAGGTTCTTCTTGTGCGGTGAGTACGGTACTAAAAATTTTCGGCCTCATTATCATGCTCTGCTTTTTGGCGTTAACTTTGCTGATGCTAGAGTGTGGTCGCGTCGCAATGGTTCTATCCTATATAGATCGCCTACACTTGAGCGGCTTTGGCCGTTTGGTTTTTCAACAATTGGTGCTGTGACTTTTGACAGCGCAGCTTATTGCGCTCGGTATATCTTGAAAAAAGTTACAGGTAAGGATACCCGAGAGCATTATGGTGATCGAAGTCCTGAGTTTGTTACTATGTCAAGGCGCCCTGGCCTCGGTGCGGAATGGTATGCGCGCTATCATTCAGATGTTTATCCGGGTGATACGGTGGTCTTGCGTGATGGTATCAAGATGCGGCCCCCTAAGTATTTTGATAAGCTCTATGAGGAGAGCGGAGGTGATCTATCGCAACTTAAGTTAAAGCGCGCTAAAGCGATTGGTAAGTCTTTAGAGGACAAAACACTCTCGCGTACTATTACCCGCGAGGATTTACAATTGATGCGTGCAGATATGCTCGTACGCGGCCTAGAAGAGGAGTTCGACGAATACGAAGATGTCAAAGATTAGTTTTTTTGCGTTGCGTGATGTCAAAGTAGATGCTTTTGTGATGCCGTTTTGTGCTGGCTCGCCTGCTGCGGCGTCTCGTGCACTGTCAATGATGCTTGATCCCCACAGTGTGTATGCTATGTATCCAGCTGATTTTGTATTGTATCACCTGGCTGACGTAGATGTAGATAGCGGTCGAGTTGTGCCAATGTCAGAACCTGAGTATGTGTGTGGTCTTGCCTCTATCGTTCGTGGTCATTTTGGTGCTGGTTCTGATGTTAGTGATGCTGTGCAGCCTATTGAAGATTTGAAAGAGGAGAATCCTGATGGTGAAGATAAGAAAAGTGTATGATGAATCAACCCATGAAGGCGTTGTATTTACAGGAGCGAGCCTGACACAACAACATTTCAAAGAAGAATGTGATATTAATCATATTCTTGAGATGTACACTAAAACAGGTGAGCTACCTGTAAATCCTCATGAAATGAGGTATGCTGATGTTTCTTCGATTTCTGATTACGCTTCTATGCGTGCCGCGATGGCGCAGGCTGATAGCGATTTTTCTGAGCTGCCTGCTGGCGTGCGCGAACGCTATCATAATGACACGGTAGAGTTTCTTGATGCTATTGCGACTGAGGAAGGACGTCGCGAATTTGATTCTCTTATGGGCGCGCACGA